CTCCGGTATAGAACGCACATATTGGCGCGCTATAGTACCAATCATCGGAGTATTTAAACTGGTAATTTGAGAGAGTATCACAGAAAGATGCACCACCTTGGTATATCGCAGCTTGGGTAGACGTATACTCGGTCGAGGCCAAACCCCAAGCACTCGCAACCCCTGTGGGAACTTCGGTAACGATGTACGTCTTTCCCGCAAATAATGAATAAATAACCCAAATCACAATACCAATACTGAAAAAAGAATGTAATGCAGCCAATTTCCCATCACGTATAACGACAGCCTTATTGGCGGTAAACGTTGAATTGAAGATGTTACTGCGTATCCATCTCCCTATTGGATTTACCTGACCTGGTGTATAAGTCATATATTAAGTTAGGTTATTTTTACAAAGTGGAAAACACATTGTAAAAGTAAAAAACTTTCCCAACCGGGTTCGAACCGATGACCTTGCGATTAACAGTCGCACGCTCTACCAACTGAGCTATGGGAAAAAAAGGGACATTTGTACTATCAATATACGGTACGCGTCTCCTCTCTACCTGAATCGAACAGGTGACAAATGGAACTACAGTCCATTGCTCTACCAACTGAGCTAAGAGAGGGAGAAGCTCCCACCAAGACTTGAACTTGGGGTGGTGGATTCAAAGTCCACAGTGTTATCCAACTACACCATAAGAGCTGGAGTGGCTCCTTCCTCCCCCACTATATCTATATTATGAGTCTTTCCTTTAACCCCGTTTATGAGCTTCATACTCACGAGAGAAACAGAGAACAAACCAGCGGAGGTATTGGCAACAATCATAGGCACTACGTTGAAATATATTGAATACACCAACCCCAACGAACTTGCCAAAACATTGAGACCTAAGAATGTATAGTTGATCGCATCAGTATCTTTAGTTCTATACACGTGAACAATTTGGGGGACAAACATGACCGCGATGAGTATAGAACTTACCAATCCGATGTTATCGATGATGGCATCCATTTACATAATACTATTTTCTAAGGTTTAAGTAGGTATGATAGCGTTCATCATTTTGATCCTTTTATGTATTTGGGTGTTGATTAGAATTGATCAGGGAAAAAATACCAGTACATACGATTACAAGTGTTTTTTACTCACCATGAAAAATCAAAAGGAGAGGCAAGAGCGTTTTTTTAAGAGTCACAAAGAACAAATTCCCTTGGAAGTTATCATTGGACCTGATACACGTATTGTAAAAGTTGCTCGAGAGTATGAAGATCAAATAGAAGAGGAGCACTTTGAAAAAGCTCTAGAGATGCATTACAATCCTATAGTGAAAAGACCCGACATCACACATTTCAATATGGGTGCAATCGGATGTTTCTTCGGACACATGGAATTTTACCAGAGATGTTTCGACCAGGGTCTAAAGTATGCAGTTATTTTCGAAGATAATGTCATCATAAAATCAGATCAAATCTATGATCAAATACAATCTGTGATCGATGAGAAAGGGGATGACTTTGAGATGTGTTTCTTCCACTGTCTCTCAAGACTTCCTGATAAAAAGGAGGGAACTTTGGAGAAGGTTAAGTGGATCTCGAGTACGAAGTGTTACCTCATCAATGTTGAGAATATGAAAGAATATAAACGACACTTCTTACCTATGGATAACCATATTGATATGAAACATGAGGACCTGATAGCGAAGGGTGCTCGGATCTATTACAAAGATTTACGAGAGTCTATGTTTATCGATAGAACGCATAGAAGTTTGATCGGACACAGTGATCACGGAAACAAGAAGTTCTTTTCTAGGCAGTATCCGAATGCAACACCAGATGACTTGAAGTGGGGGTACTAATTCCATGGAATATCTTGAGGTCTGTAACGACATGAAACTTTTAGAAAATCTACAAAGTATTCAAGATCTTCCGGTGTATCGATGACATTCAATATATCCCCAACATATGCGTTATAGGCTTGATGTTTTCCTGTGTGTACCAATCTTTCTTCTCTGAGATGAAGTACACATTTTCCATGACGTGTCGGTAAAACGACGAGGTTAGAACTCGCGTGTATATCATACTCAAATTTCTGAACCGTTGGGTGTTTTGCATACTGTTTAGGTATGATATGATGATCTTCAACCAAACCCTTATTATGGAGACCCCATCGGATTTTAAATGTCTTCCGTGCGGCCGATCCGTACCGCATCCCCTATTTATATGTACAATCATTTTTAGAATTGGGATACAATTCTAAAAATGCTCTAAGCGGGTCTCGATCCCGCGACTTTGACGTTATAAGCATCACACTCTAACCAACTGAGTTACTAGAGCACTGCATACAGACTGATTACCAGTCTTATCGTATAACGGTGAGACATATTATTTACTTGTTAAATCTTTAAGCGGTCTTAGCGCGTGTGTTGGGAACCATTGAACCGAGAATGGAGACAAGCTCACCGATGAGAATACCCTGCTGCGCCATGACTAACACCTTAGCCCGATCGCTCTTAGGTCCGAAGTCACCATAACCCACCGTACTCATGGTGGTGAACGCAAAATAATATGGGTCGACTGGGCTTTCGAAGCCGAACTCCTTGGGATCCATACGACTGTAAAGAAGTCCGAAGGCTAGCGTGATTGTTGCTAAAAACATAAAATTGTTCAGAGGTGAAAGACCCATTTGTAATATATTATTACACTGAGATTTTTTCTATTGAATCCATCCGCCCTATATCATTACTCCTCCTTCTATTTGAATTCACGGTACTAAAAGCCCCCAGCCATCTGGAAACTGCGCGTCTAGAACCAGTGAGTGATGAAGCATCATCGTGTACGAGGATACTCAATCCGTTACATACATCGGGTTTATTCTCTTTATCGGGGAACTGGACCAAGAAAGCTTGAATAGTAATAGCTGGTATATCTGGTGAATCGTCGAGAAGTTTGTCGTAATCTTCCCTACATTTCATGATGAATTCAACCACGTTATCACGGTGTTTAACATCAAGAGAAAGTTCCATGTCAATGCTTCTATAGAGTTTAGACCATTGTATGCACTGTGCAGAGTGTGCTTCTGAAAGACTTAAACTTTGACTAAATTTACTGATAGATGTAAGTATTCCCGCTAGGACGTTTAAGAATGCAAAAAAGTACTGAATTATCATAATGTTATTTTTGGTTTCATCTGAAACCCCATCATTTCCACTTGGATTTAGCACTGCAAAACCACCTACACCAGTTATACTCGCTATAACTATACTCGGGTAGGCTAACCAGTCGTTCTGTTTCTTATAGAATAGGCGTGCGTGATTGTGCAACCAACGGTATCCGGCCGCCTTTTCCGCCCATTTTATAAGCAACTTTTCTTGTTTTTCACACCATTCACACTGTTCGTCTTGTTTAACACTCATATGGTCTATTAATAGCCTGGAAGATAATTCTCAAGTTCTGGTTCCATTTCTGATACCCACCACTTTTTTTTCACTGAGTCCCATTTTGCACCCAATGATTTAACGCGATCTTTATCACTAAAGGGAACATTCAAATAAATACATTCTTTCACTGGTGTATTCATATATTTCTCAGCTTCTGGTCGAGTTTTAAAAGACTTGTAGACCGCACCTGGATACTCATCAATTTGTGTTTTAGCCTCACCCCATGTGATGTAAATACCTGGAATGTGTCCTCGAACGACACTGTAAAACTTTACAGCTTTCGTTTTAGGGGTTCCACCCGCAGCTTCATAGGCTAATGTGTCAACTTCTTCATTTTTAGGATCTCCGTTGTGCGCCTTTACCCATTTCCATTCTACAACTTTCAATTTATTACGCACTTCATCTATAGCAATCCACAGCTCTTTATTTTTTACAGGTGTACCTGTGGAAGTTATCCAGTCGTTCTTTTTCCAGTTTATAATCCATGAAGTGATACCATTCTTCACATATTGACTATCCGTGAATATACACACTTCTTGAATATCCCTCTTCAAACATTCCTCGAGGGCTTTGAAAATAGCAGTCATCTCCATTGCATTATTGGTGGTATCAGGCTGTTTACCACAGAGTTTAAAGTCATCACTAACCACACCCCAGCCACCACGTCCAGGATTTCCGAGACAACTTCCATCAGTGTAAATTTCATACATAGTTACTTATTGGTTTTATCCTTATACTCTGAAGCTTTCTTAGGTGTTTTACATATGACATCACCACAATGATCCCTATTCTGATACACAGAGTTTATGGACGTTGCTACCTCACTACAAGATTTTAGGGACCAGCGTCCTAACATAGGTTTTTCCACTTTAACGAAAAGTTCAAAGACTTTCTTGAACATTATCTATATTGGGAGGGATGTATTTAAGTGGCTTATCAGGTTTGAAAAAATTATTAAAGGGGCACCCTTCACAACGTCTGTGACGTATCGCACATGTGAGTGCATCAGCGTTCTTGATACAAGGTTCTTTCACGGATTTTTTCCGTTGTCGATAGGTTCGTCGTCGTCGAAGGGTGTAAATAAGGATTGGGGTTTGACCTAGAGCTAACATATACAAGACTAAGTGTTATCGTTTTTAAATAGCATTAACAGTGCATTTTAAAAATGATTTTTTGATTTAATTTACTAACATACCGAAACCAACAAATTAGTTGCTGAAAGCCAAACCACCCATTCCAGATTGGATGCGGAGGACGTTGTAGTTAGTGGCGAACATGTGCATGTTGGTCGCGTTGTTGGCAGTGTTCATGGTGACAGCCACCTGCGCGTTATCGATGCGCGAGAAGTTGCAGGTACCAGTGGGTTGGTGCTCCTCGGGCTTGAGCGCGAAGGAGTACGAGTACACACCTGGGTAGGGGCAGCCAGTGTGGTGGTTGAAGGATTGCACCTGGTTGAAGTACTTACCCTTTTGTTCCTTGAATCGGTCTTGACCGTTGAGGATGAGCTTGAAGGTGCTGAGGGGGCCGACAGCCTCTTCAGTGAAGGACTTGCTACCACCGACACCGTTACCGAGGGCAAGCATGGGCGCACCGAAGGTGGAGGGCGAGACAACGCAGTTGGAATTCAATGATTCAACGTTGGACACCATCTTGATGTCCGCGGCGGTGGACGCAGTGGTGAAGTTCCACAAGGTGGACGCGGTGGTGGCAACGTTGGAGAAGCACCACACCAGTTCCTTGACGGGGTGGTTGTACGAAAGGCGGACCTGCTTGGTGGAAGCAGAGTCAACAGTGTCGGTACCAGTGTGCTGGACCTGCTCGATCAGGTATTCATGACCCTTCTGGGCGAAGCGGCGACGCTCTTCGGTGTCCAGGTAGATGTAGTTGGCCCACACCTTGAACACGGAGGTGTTACAGTAGGTGTTGAAGTCGGACGCCAGGTCGATGTCAACGCGGACCTCGTGGTACTGGAGAGCAATCAGGGGCAAGTACAAACCGGGGTTGCGGTTGAAGAAGAAGAACAGGGGCAGGTAGACAGTCT